CAGTATAGTCAGCTGATTGTGATTAAGTGAAACGGGTCGGCCATGGTGGAGTGATGATATATATGCACAATGGCTCTATTTTGGGTTATTACACTAATTTTTTAAAAGGAATAAAAGGATAATTATGGCACGTATGAGCGACAAAGAACAAGATAAAGCTGATAGAGAACAAAAGGCACGTAAAAAAATACAGCGTGAGAGACGATTGAAGCTATTAAAGAGTATCGTTCTTAATAAATCAGATAAAAAAGCCTTGAGCAGGGCTAAGAAGAGTATAGGTAAGGATGCTAAAAGTGCTATCGGTATTAAACAAGAGGATTATGACAATGAAGGTGCAAATATCCAAGGTATTGTCCGAAGTGTAGATTCTGTTAAGCGGATGGAACATAATATGAAATATGACCAAGTCATAAAAAACGAAAAAAAGAAAAATAAATAATTTTTTAAAAGGATTATTATGGCGAGTATTATAGCTAGACTAAAGAAAAAGAGAGAGTTGAACAAGGCTAAGGAAATTGATGAAAGCCGGAGACACGACCCCATCACTGGGAAAAGAAACCCCGGCAATAAAACAAATTTGGAAATGTCAGATACACAACCTAAACTAAAGAACCGTCGGCATAAAAAAACTATTGACGAAAAAGTGAAACAAGCGTTGAGACCAGTCCACCATCAAAAACAGATATATAACCCCAAAATTCAAGGGGGCAGTTATGTAGACCCTCCTAGTAGTGAGATTCTACACATCACTAAAGCCGTTGAGGACTATAATAAAAGCAACCCCCAACAAGATGATAATAAATTTACTAAGGAGCGTAAAAGAAAACGAACCCTAAATAGTCTAAAAAATAAACTTAAGAGAAAATAATAATTTTTGAATGATGCTCTCTGGGCCCCACATGAGGGTCAGCAAACACTCGCTCTCTCTATTAATGAGCAAACCTATGAAATTTTATATGGTGGTGCAAGAGGTGGTGGTAAAACAGATGCGGGTATTGTATGGTTACTTAAGGGAGTTCATGACCCTAATTTTGTTGGGATGTGTATTCGTAGGAATCACTCTGACCTTCGTAACTGGATTGACAGGGCCATTATGCTCTATCCCAATGCAACGGTTACTGGAAAGCCAACAGTTTTTAAATTCCCAAGCGGGGCTAAAATATACACGGGGCATCTCAAAGATGCGAACGCCTACGCACAGTTCCAAGGATGGGAAATCCACAGGCTCTTAATTGAGGAGGTGGGTCAAATTCCAACTGAGGAAAGCTATTTGAAATTAGTATCATCGGTTAGAAGTACATGTGCTATTAAGCCACAGGTATTTCTTACGTGTAACCCGGGTGGTGCGGGACATCAGTGGATAAAGAAACGCTTTCAGATTGGTAGAACGAAGTCTAATAAAGCCTTCAAGGACCCAATAAGTGGAAGACGCAGGGTGTTTATCCCAGCAACTATTGATGATAACCCCACACTATCTAAGGCTGACCCTGAGTATGTAAAATTTTTAGATGCTCTACCTGAGCCTTTGAGGAGTGCGTGGAGATACGGTGACTTTGATGTGTTCGCAGGGCAGTATTTTGCAGAGTGGGAACCGCAGACTCATATTATTGACAAAGAGAAATCCGTTGAACTCGGATTTGGTCGACCGGAAAACTATAAGTATATCGGGATAGATTGGGGTCATTCAGCTCCTTTCTGTGCAGTATGGGTAGAGGTTACCCCTAAGGGTAGAGTAATGGCTTACAGAGAGCTTTACGGGACTGAGAAGCATCCTATGGAATGGGGTGAGCTTATTGCGAAGCACTGTCAGGGTGAGGAAATAACTATGTCATTGGGAGACCCAAGTATGTGGGCTCGAAATCCAATGTCGTGGCGAAAACCAGAGACCGCAATGTACACTGATAGCTCTATTGCGAATGCTCTTATAGGGAATTTTAATACACCCCTAGTGCCAAACCTGAATCCGGCTAATAATGACCGTATCAATGGGTGGATGAATTTGTCGCAGAAGATGCACTGGAATGAGACAACGGTACCGGACTTCTATGTTTTGAATGGAAGCTGTCCTAATCTAATAAGGACTATACCGGATATGATATTTGATGAAAAACGTCCTGAGGATTTAGACACTACCCTCGAGGACCACGCTTTAGATGCTCTGAGATATGCCCTAACGCATGTGCAGACACCTACGAAAATTGAAGCTAAGTCTAAGGACCAGCTTGACTATGAAAAATTATTAAATCCGGACCCAGAGGGCTGGAATTATACATGGAGCTAGTATGTCAAAAGTAAAGAAGACACATAAAATGCCCGATGGAACTGTGATGGACGGAGCAACCCATCCAAAAACTTTAATAAAAAAATTAAAAGTTAAGAAATATAGAAAAGGCCAAGGGTCCTCATATCCAAGAAAGAGCAATTATTAAATTATGAGTAAAGAATACCCAGATATTAATATGGAAGACTACGCAAGCAACGATGAGCTTGTTATTAATAAATTTGAGAAGATGTTCCAATCCTGTAAGGAGGCTCGCAAGGGTCGTATTCCTAGATGGAGACGTAATGAGGAACTCTACGCCGGTGAAATGCTTAAACCTTTTAATTTACCTAAATATAAAACCCGTATTGAGCCAAATATTATACATTCTGTTATTGAGACTATGTATGCTATTCTAACGGATAGACCACCTAAGGTTGATATTATGCCTAAGACTGAGGAGCAGGTGCAGTCAGCTAGAACCTCACAGGAGACAGTTGAGTTTGTTCTTGAACAGGCTAAATTCCAACGTGCTGTAGCGATGATGAAGCGTGATGGGCTTATATATGGTAATGGTTTTGTGAAGTTTAGTATGCAGGATGGGGACCTAAGTGTAACTGTTCCTGATGTTTATACAGTATTCATAGACCCCCTAGCTACAAACTTACAGGATGCTAAGTGTGTTGTTTTTGCAACCCCAGCATACGTAGGAGATATTAAGGATACCTACGGCAAGACCGTTGGTTCTGAGGGTAAGATGAATGAGTACCGCTCCTTTATTAAAAGTTCCGAAGGATACGCAACAGACTCAGCTAACTTAAACGATTTAGATACACAGTCCCCAATGGATAAACCTGAGTCATCAGACTATCGTGGTGGACAAACCTTACTTAAGGAAGCCTTCTATAAAACACCCGAAGGATGGCGTTTAGCTACTTGGGCCGGAAGAACCATGCTCCAAGATACAGAAAGCCCATTTGACTTTCTTCCATTAATTATGTTTCAAAATTACCAAAACGCCCATACTATATGGGGTAAAGGTGAGCCAGAGGTTATTGAGAGCCTCGTTGTGGGTAGTGCCATCGCTTTATCTCAAGGAATGGATAATTTAATTTACCACGGTAACCCAGCAATAGTGATGTCGAAGTCTCTTGCAAAAAGTCAAGGGAATAGGCCATCCGATAAGCCGGGGCAGGTATTTTATGTAAATGGTCCACACGAGCGAATAGAGAGACTGTCGGCTGGCAATATTTCTTCTTCAACACTACCTATGGCTCAGAGTATGATACAGCTTGCTGATACGGTGTCTGGTGTGCACGATATCACACAAGGTAGAAACCCATCTGGAGTGACGGCCTCCAGAGCCATTCAGCAATTACAGGAAGCCTCTCAGCAGGTTATACGTGCTAAGGAGCGTGAAATTGGAACCGATGCCATTATTGATGCGTATAAAATTGCATTGAAAATGCTTGCACAGAACTACTCAAAGGTTATTCCTATAAGACAGCCTTCTGAGGATGGTAGTGGCTATGAGTTTAAGCATGTGGCTCCATACGACCTAGACTACGATATGGACTTCAAGTATGTGCCGGGCTCATCTCTTCCTGAATCAAGGGGAGCAAGGTTCGACCAAGCTATTGACTTAATTAAAATGGGCTTAATTGACAATGAGCAATTCTGGCGATGGACCCAAAAAGATATTTCCAAAGAAATTTTAGAGGGACTGGTCCAGCAGAAGGAAATGCAGGAACAGCAAATGCAACAGGAAATGGGTGTAATGCAGAACTCTACGGACGAGGACGAGATTATGGATGCAATTTTAAGACAGAGAGAGGGTAGTGGAATTGGAAAAGAAACCGATGCGAACGCACTTAACCCTAAGTAGTTGGTGTGAAACTAACGGGTATGGTACAGCCACAAAGGAATGCATAATGAGTGCATTCGGCAGTAATGACCCTCATATTCAAGAATTAGCAAAAAAAGAAAAGTTAAAAGGAATAGCAAATGGCAACAGATAAGAAGTCCAAGCAATCACAATTAAAGTCCCTAGCCTCAAAGGGCCATGGAACAAATCGCTCAAAGCATATGAAGTATGGAGACTTTGCTGAGTCTGACGTACACGAGGGTCCAACTAGCTACAGAGGTCAATCTCTTCCAGACACTTCTAAGACTAATAAGAATACATTTGCAATGCATATAGCTCGCTCAGGTGGTGGCAAGAAGGCATTTATACTACAAGGAAAGCTATACAAATTTACCAATCAGGACCGCTCCAGTCGTAGTGTACTTCACTCCGAACAAACTCTTTAAATGAGCAGAAAAGAAAAATTGAAGAATATAGTCAAGGGTTCTCAGGCTAAGTATTTAAAGTACGGGGACTATAAGGAAAGCGATGTCCATGAGGGTCCGGCAACATATCGTGGGTCAACCTATCAAGATGCTCCCGGAGCATCCCAAAGCGAATATGGAATAGCTGTGAAGCGTGGATATGGCAAGAATGCTTTTATTTTCCAAAAACAGCTATTTAAAATAAATAACCCCGGTGGCAGTAGCACTTCAGAAGTAAAAGTTTAGTAAAAACAACAGACCAACCGAAGGAGTCTAAATGAATAAGTCATATAATAATATTGAGGTAACGCCAGAAGAAATGGCTAGCCTCGAAGAAACTAATGAGACCACAGCGTCAGAAGCATTAGTTGATGAGTCCACCGAGGCTCAAACCGCAGAGACAGAAGAAACTTCTACTGAAGTAATTGAGACTGAATCAGCACCGCAAGGATTTGAGATAGATGGTGAAAGCTATGATGCCGACACTATCAAGGAATGGATGTCTGACTCTCAGAATAAATCTGAATGGTCAAAGACAAACACCCAGAAAGCTCAAGACCTAGCGAAGTGGAATAAGTTAGTTGAGAAAATTAACGAAGACGATGAATTTCGTTCACACATGAAGGACTACTTCTTTGATGATGAGTCTACGGCCAATAGCTTAGGCTTAAATGGCACCTTTCCGGATTTAGGGGATAACACCCCAGATGAGGAAGTGTCACCGCTTGAGGGCCGTTTAGAGGCTTTAGAAGAATATGAGTCAGAGCGTGTAATGGATGCTCGTGTTAATACTCTCGACTCGCAGTTGACCGAACTTGAGAAGGCACACCCCAGCATCCTTAGTGATGAGGGAACAAGAGACTTTCTTACCTTCACAGAGGATAACGCAGAGCGTTTCTCCGTGGATGGTATGCCAAGTCTTGAGCTTGCATTCAAGGAATGGTCATACGATGCGATGAACGACCAGCTTACCCACTTTAAAAAGTTAGCTGAAAATAAGTCTCGTAACGATGGTAAAATTGTAGGAATATCCGAGCTGGGTGCTAAGGAGAGTAAATCTCCTAAGAAGTACACTAGCTTCAAGGAAATGTCTATAAACGACCCTGACATTGCGAAATACTTTAATGAATAGGCTCGGGATAACCCGAGAGAAAGGATAAAGAAATGTCTTTATCTACAACTGTCTCCGCTTTAACGAGAGACAAATTCATGCCTATTCTAGTGGACAATATTTTTAACTCTAACGTCTTATGCTATAAGCTTTTAAAGAATAGTGAAAAAGTAGACGGTGGTGCAAAGATTGTAACTCCAATAGAATATGCACAAAACGGGAACTCGGGTTGGGTTAAACCTAATGCGGGAACTCTTACAGGTGGTGGCGATTTAGCCAGTGCTATGACCGAAGTAGCTAAGAAAGCTGAATGGGATTGGGCTACAGCTTATAATTCCATTAATATCTCTGGTGAAGAAAAGTTTGTTAACGCAGGCTCATCACAGGTGTTATCAGTATTAAAGGCTCGAATGGCTAACGCTGAAAAAACTATCAAGGACCTTTTTGGTACTGGTATGTTTGCTTCAACAGTGGTCGCTGAGGGTTTGACTACCCTAAATGGTTCTGGTACATTCAGCAACTTGTCTGTAAATGCTGATGTTTTAGCTCACGATAACGGCAATGGTTTAATCCACGACTTTACTGGTAATACTGGTACCGCTCTACATATCCCAAAGGGTAAAGTGGTTGGTTCGATTGTTGGATATGACCGTAGCGTTGGTGGTATTGACACGGGTACTCCGGGTGTTACTGTCGATTTCTGGAACTCTAATCTCGGTACATTCGAGTGGGCTTCTGGTTTAGTTGGTGGTGATGGAGTTGCTCTTTTAATCAATGGTACCAATGATAATGGAACTTGTGACTTTAATGCCTTTACTACAACCGTAAATGGTGTAGCTACTGGCGTAAGAGCTATGACTCAAATGTATGGTGCATGTACTGTTGATAGTGATTCTCCAGACCTAATAGTAACAACTCAAACCATCTATGATGCTTATGAGTCCTCATTGCAGGGCAACAAGCGTTTTGATGGTGATGCTGTATTAGGTGATGCTGGTTTCCAAAGCTTACGCTTTAAGGGAGCTTCAGTAGTTGTAGACTCACATTGTCCTGCTGGACAAATGTATTTCTTAAATACTAGATACCTTGACTTTAAGGTTCACAGTAAAAGAAACTTTGCTTTTGAAGATTTCAAAGCAATGGAGTCAATCGATGCTATGCAGGCTCGTATTTTCTGGATGGGGCAACTAGTTTGCACTAATCCACGAATGCAGGGAATGTTAGTTGGTGGACCAACTGGTTACTAGATAACTAGGTTAACTTAATTAGGGAGGGTTTCGGCTCTCCCTATTTTTGGAAGGAATAAATGACTGGTGAAAATTTAATAGATAGATTGGGAGAACGTGTTGAGGATACTTCTGAAGCATCATATTCGGCTACCTATAAAGCAAACATTTTAAACATCGCACAAGATGTATTGGTGAATCTTATAGACAGGAGATTTCTACCAACACTTTCTGGCAATGTAACGGGGCAAACAGAACCATTTGAATGTACAACATCTGCATTAAGTGGATACACTGGAAGACCATCTGATATATATGAAATTAAAGTTGCTTCTGGTAAGATTTGTGAGATTATAGATGTTAAAGAAAAACGAATTTTAGATAATTTTTATACTCAAGGGACAACCGAAAATCCGATTGCTTATGTAGATAGAAATCATATTTTTGTAAGTCCAGCATCAGTAACAACTATTGATGTATTTTTTTATAAAAACCCTACGGCAATAGCCCACAACAGTACAGTATTCCCATTTAATGGATTGGAGGATATACTTTTATATTTATCAGAATCTGAAATATGGAAACAGGACAACAAAATAAATCGTGCTAATCTTGCGTATCAGCGTGCAGTAGACCAAATCAACTTATTAAACGGTAGAGTAGAGGTAGACAGTGGCACGGATATTTGAGATACCATTAATTGGTGGAATCAATACAGTAACCGATTTAGAAGATGTTTCAACTGGTTTTGTTGACTTAATTAATCTAACTGGCAACACTAATCAGAAATATAAAAATCGTGGCAAATTCCAGGAGTGGCAAGGGTTTGGAACTGAAACTACATTAACTCTACCTACAAATGCTGGTAATGAGATTGTTAATAATATTCAATACTGGATAGCACCAGATACTGGAACTCAATTTTTTCTCATATATGATGCAAATTCAAAACAAGTGAGGTTACTATCAAGTGTCTTTACTTTATTTAACACTGGTTCTGCATCTGTACTTTATAATTATGCATCTGGTGGGTTGGGTGATGCCAATGGTCTTGTTTTTACTAATTCAACTGCTACGGACATACAGATTTATAACAATGGAAAAGTGGTAAGGTTTGCAAATGGATTAAGTGATGAGCCTATAATCCTAATGGATTCAAGTGATACTCGTGCATTATTTGCCTCTAATGAAGCAGTGAATAATGGTTTTTTAGTAGACTATCCTCAACCACGATTACTGGCAAGCAATCTTGTTACTTCTACTTCTTATAATTCTGGCTGGTTTAGTATTCCAGTTGATGGGATTCAAACCGATAGTCATAATCTATCTGCTAAAGTTTATTATTATAAGTATTCATTGATATGGGATGGGGTTCAGGAGTCACCACTTGATGCAATTACTTTAGGTGATACAGGCGGTACTACTTCAACAACTGCTGTACCTTATGTGGGTATTACATTTGCCGTAGGTACTGGTTCAGTAGATTTTAATGCTCGAATAACTGGCATAAATATTTATAGGGCAGATTCTGTAAATGGTGCTTATTTCAAAATAGGTTCGGCATCTACATTATATGATGACCCAAATATTACTACAGTATCAGATGCCAGTAACCAGAATGCATTTTATCTTGATGGTGATGCTATTGATGATGCTTTAGTGAATAGTGGAGTAATAGTCGCAAATATGTTTGATACATATCACGGACTAACAACTGGACAAGAACCAAATGCTCAACGAGAGTATGATATTCTTAATAATTCAGATAATATGATTTATTTAGATAGTGCAGTATCTTCATTAAATGATACGTGCTGGAGGATTAATGGAGCAAATGAAACCTATACAACAACCAATGGAACTGACCCTGGAAACACAACCCCTCACGCATATGTTAGATATGATACAGGTGTTATATCAGCATTAGCCACCGAACCAACGATTGGAAGTTCTCACGCATTTAATACTGCTGGTGGTAGTGCGTGGTCATTTTTAGGTTCAGTTGGAACTCATTCATCATCTAGTGGGATAGAGGAATCGTCAAGTGGCACTGCAAAACTTACAACGAATCAGGTTGGAAGCGGTGCAACTTCACCTTATGCTGAACAAACCTTAACATTAACACAAAACAAAAAATATGTACTACAGGCATATATCACACAATTGACTACTGGTGATGAGGTAAAGATTGGAATCGGGACAACAACTGGTGCAAATTTAGCATTTAATGTTGCTGAACTTGTGAATATGACAGGGCTTGATAATTCTCTTCCGCACGGATTAGCACTTAACGGAAAAAGATATTTCCAAATTACATTTGATAGCGGTTCTGTTACGACTTGCTATCTGCAAATAAGACTGGCTAAAGCATCATCTGGACACGCAAGTCTGTATTTAGATAAGTTAAGAGTATACCAACTTTATGCCGACCTTACTGAACATACCTTTTTTGGTGGAAAAGATGTAATTGTATCAAAAACACTCGGACTCGGAAATGAAGATTCCCATAAAGGGCATATTTATCAAATGGGTTCAATAGGGGTTTCTACTGCTGAAAGAGGGTGGATTAAATCCAGTGCGAGAAAGGCAATTCATTCTTATCACGGAGGTAGTTTTCCATATAATTTGGAGAGTGCGGGTAATAGTAAAAAACTACTAATCAATGATAATTATTTATGGAGAAAAAATGGTACTAATCAGACGATAGACTTTTATGATAAAGGTCTGATAAATGGAACTTCACACCCATTCGGTGAGACTATAAATGAGGTTAATTTTAAGTATGCTGTAATTCACAATGGTCGACAATTTGTGGCTGGCGTAAAACTTGACCCATCAGGGGAAGCAGAAATCCATAAAGATTGGGTTCTCTTTTCAGAATTAAACCAATTAGATAATATTCCAATCATCAACTACATCCAATTAAACGATTTACAGGGTGGAGAAATAACTGGAATTGCTAAAGTATTAAATGATATAGTGGTCTTTATGGAACGTGGTGTTTTCAGATTATCAGTTCCATCATATAATCCTACAGAATGGTCACTTTCGGAGGCTTATGAGAATGTAGGCTGTTCAGCACCAAAATCAATTGTCCAGTATAATGGTGGAGTCTTTTTTCTTGCTGAAGATAATTACTACTTCATCGATGCCAATTTTAATCTTACTCCAGTAGGCTCTCCAATACAGAATATAGTAGCATCTTTTGGTAATGATACAGAAGCATATATTGATATAGAGTATGACAGATTGGTATTAATTGAAAATCCAGCAGACAAACAAACTCATTATATTTTTGACCTGAAAGAAAACACCTGGAAGCAAGAAAAATGGGAACAAGATAAGAATGGAAATCAAGTTTATGGTGGCAACTATTTTACAGATAAGGATAATGAAACTCGATTTATTAGCAGAACTACTACTGGAGGGAATATCAGGTTATTAAATGCTCAAGGTGGTGTGTTAGATATGAATATTAATACGTTTGGAAATGGACAGGGCGGAGAACTTAAGACTGGCTTAATTAGGATTGCTGACAGCGGTGAAAATAAAATTATAAGAAGATTGAATTTAAGAGTAGGTCAGCCGTCAAGTTCTATTGACATCACAATATATAATGAGGCTGGCACATCAATTTATAGTAATAGCCAATACGAAATTCCATCAAGTGGGAATACGTCTATAAGGATTGGAGTACGAGCCGAATTAGTGCAAATCAAATTACAATTTAGAGCAGATGGTGATGGTGTTATAGAAAGGATGTCTCTTGAAGTCGACTAATTTAGGTAAAAAACCGCAAGATTCAAACACTGCTAAAGCCGTTGCTTATGCAAATCAAATTATTACATCACTTGAACAACGTATACGTGCATTAGAAGCACGAGTAACCAAATTGGAGTCCTAATATGGAAATGTCGTGGGATAGACTTGCTGATAGATGTCAGTTATTTACAGATACAAACAAGGGTATGTTGATTGAACTCTTGAAAGAAGCAGAAGAAGAATTAGCAAGGAAAGTTAACATATTTGAGCAACAGTGGAATTATTCAATACCATTTGATTCAAGAGGTGATACAATACAATTACCAGATGGTGCTACAAGAGTAAGAAGCATTAGATATAATGGAAATTTGCTTACCCCTTTAGACGATTCTGAATTTGTTTATAACAGTGATAATGGTATTGATGATGGAACTCCCTCAAGTTATTTTGTGAAAAAAGGTTACGGAGGGGTACTGGTTTATTTTGATAGGACACCTACTTCTGGAAAATTATTGGTGGACTATTATGCAAGTAGACCAAACAATTTAGATAAGCAAGTCATTAACCACCATATGACTATAGCAAATGCATTTTGGTTGAATAATGGTTTAGGAAGTGCGTTGACTGGATTGAAAGGTAATTGGCGAGATGCTGACAATGGTAATTCTAATTATTTTACAACTCTTGCATATGTGGGATATACTGCAACATCAACTGCTGGAGGTGCTGGCTATCATAAATACACATTTGTTGATACAGGAACAAGTGATACTCCAACATTAAATGCAATAGTTCAATTGTATAATTATGGCTCAATAGCCCCAATGATACCATTTCAATACCATAAGGATTTATGTGATTATGCTATATCAATAGCATTAGCAAAAGAGAATCCACAACTTTCAGATAAACATCTAATGTTATGGGAGCGAAAATTAGAATCTATAAAAACAGAAGACATTGATAAAGACTTAATACATACAATGAGGAGGGAAATCTAATGTCTATACCATTAATGGTTGCTGGTGGTTTATCAGCAATAAGCGGTATGTATCAATCAGAACAAACCAGAAAAAAACAGATTAAGGGATTAGAGAACCTTGCTGAAGTAACACCAGCAGAACGGGCTTATGTAAAGCGTAGGCGAGATATTATTAAGAATGGTGACCCTCTCATTAAAGAAGAGTTTAGTAAAAATATACAGGCTGTAAGACAGCAAGGTCAATTCAATCGTCAACGTGGTACAGGTCAATCAATTCAACAGGGAATGGAAGGCAGTATTGTCGCACAAGAATTAAGAAGGCGTGTAGATAAAGACATTTTGAAATCTGTAGCAGAACAAGCCCGTGCAATGGCATTGGCAAACGCACAAGCCAAACGGCAAGCAGAAAATGAAATTGAAGGAATGAATTTACAAACAGGCTCAAGAAGGCATCAGACATTAGCAAAAATTGCTGGAATTGGTGGTTATGATAAATCCGCAGGTGGAAATATGGTAAGAGCGGGAAGTATAGCACAAGGAGTTTTGGCTAATTCTTCCGAAGGTAAGAGTTATGAGGATGTTGATTTCGGGTGGGTGGTATAAATGGCATTAGATAAGATTATATATCGTCAAGGTAGGCGAAAAAATAAAAAGAACCCCGATGGGTATGAATATATGGTCAATGATAAGATGTTCTCATCGAAAGAAAAGGCTTATTCATATGGGCAGAAGTTAATAGATGACTCTAAAAAAGTTCGCACTTTTAATAAGAAAACAGGCACATATAAAACGTATAACAACCAGCAAGATTTAGATGACTTTAAAGCCAGTAAAGTTGCAGAAGCCGATAAAAAAATAGATGATGATATTGCTGAAAAGAATGCAAAAAGAAAAGGTGCAGTTCTTACCGATGACGGCTATACAAAAACATTTGATACCAATAATGATTTTAAAAAATATTTAAGTAAAGAAGATAAAAAGAAGCAAAAGAAAATTACATCTGACCCAACCAAGGGTATGACCGTAGCTCAAAAGGCTCTCTATAGACAGGGTGGAACTGAGGAACAATTCGCAAAACTAGACTCTACTAACTTGGCCAAATACCTACCTGAATTTAAGACTGTGGAGATGAAAGCTGAGGAGACTGAGAAAAAGAAACCCAAGAAAGCCTCTGAAATTCAAAAAGAATTAACAAACCTTAAGCTAGAGCTTGCCATATCTAAAACCCAGAACCCTGAGCTTACCGCTGGTATACAGGCTGAAATAAATGACCTAACAAGCTCCTTTCCTGTCTCGCCGAATATTGTCCCTGAAGAGATTAAGGATGACCCAGTTGGTCCAGACCTTCTTCATAAATGGTGGGGCAAACGGGCTGAAAAAGCTAAAATTCTAGGGGATACTCGCAGTAAATTTGAGCAACAAATTTTAAACGATGAGACCTTTAAGTCCCAGATGCCAGAGAAGTATCAGGTGAATGGCTTAAATGCATATAAATACTGGGCCAGAGACCTAGCCGATACTGAAATAAGCGACACTGAGCGTAGAGAAAAGAACGAAAAAGACCCTTTAAACTTAGGTATATAGGAGAATAATGAACTACGAACAGTTTATTGCAGAAATTCGAGCTAAATTCCCAGAGTACGACCATGCTGATGATAAAACATTAGCTGAGGCTATGTTCAAAAAGTATCCATACTACACTAAGGTATTGGATACCAACCAAGAGGAGGAAGTTTCTCCTTCCTCATTCCAACCCGTATCTACATTCCAAGATAATACCGCTGTATCGAGTGCTATGAGAGAACCAAGCATAGACATTGGTGATACAAAACCAGTTGTTGTAAAACGAGGCACATCATCGGATGACTTTGTTGTTATTAAGTTAACAGGAGAGGACCCTACTGATGGAGGTTATCGTGTTGATGGCAATAACTATTTTGATGACCTAATATATTCCCCCGATGAATTTGAGTCGTTTGGGAGTGAGAAGCTTAAAAAAAGAAGAGCCCTTGAGAATGATGGTTATAGGGTGTATGATATACAAAACAATTTACTTTTGAATACATACTGGGACTCTGTAGAAACTCCGGACAACGACCACGATGGAGCCTTTAAAATAAATACCAAGAGAGACTGGTGGGATGCCCTTACTGAAATTAAAGACAATCCTATAAAGGTGGTTCCATATCTTAGAAGCGGAAAAGAATGGTATGAGCTTGGAAATTTATTAGATATATCCTTAAAAATTCAGAACAATGCTCCGGTTACGGAAAGTGAATTAACCGCAGTAAAAGACTACCTTGACGAGATGGAATTAGAGGGTCATCTGGACAATTCCTTCGGGGCTACCGTTGTTGATATATTGACACAGCTACCGGCATTCGGTGCGGAGATGGCTACCGCTGGGTGGGTTACTGGACTTCTTAAAAAAGGGACCAAGGCTGGAATTAAGAAGTTTGCAACAAAAGAATTTAAAGACCTTGTTGATAAGAAGTTTAAGTCAGAGTTTGTAAAGGACAGTCAGGGAGTTATACTTGAAGGTGTAGCTAAAAGAAAAGCCCTTAATATTGGGGCCACTGTAGCAACTCAAACAGTCATTGGAGCAGAAGCCTCAGGAATGATACAGGTAGGAGAACTTGAGCGTAGACTACAGGGTATAGAGCTTACAGATGATGAGAAGTTTATATTCCATAAAGAATTTGACAATAAAGACTCAGCCTCACTTCAAGCAAGGGCTGATACCTACCTAGAATATCTTGTTGAGCAAGCCGGAGCGGGGTTTAGGCCACTTGGTAAGTTCCTAAATAAAAAAACTATGGGATTAGTCCCAGATAAATTAAAAGCCGATATGATGGAAAAGGCTTTTATAAAGGCTTTAGTCAAGGCTAATAAAGGTATCAGTCGCTCAGACTTTGTCAAGCAAATAGACTTCTATAAAAAACACGCCCAGTTTGGTGGAATGTTTGAAGAGTTTATGGAAGAGCGTCTTGGAGATGTTGGCCGTGATGCTATGTTTAATTTAGGAAAGTATGGTATTGTAGAGGGACTTGATGACCCATCATTTGAATGGCAGGGTATGGATATGGGACAATATCTAGCAGAGCTTACTGCATTCTCAGTTCCCGGAGCTGTCGGTGGAGCCTCTAAGGCCAAGAGAGCCTATCAATACTCAAAGTCAGATACCCGTAAGCAGGTTGATGAAGCACGGGAGACTGGCACATGGGATAAAGAAACCCTCGACCTAGTTGAAGACCTTGTTATTAAGAACCCAAAGGCATTTGAGAATAGAGCTATCATTGAATTTGTCAATGAGTCTCGCAATATGTCTCGCTCATATCTAAGGGATGTTAAGGGCTGGTCAGAGGAAGAAATTGATGAGCTTTATTTAAAAGAAGGTTACGAGGGAGATGGTGAGGGACTAGGGGCCATGGGCCGTACGGTATACGATGAAATGTCGGATAAGGTTCTCGTTACTCTTTACAAGGGAGCAAACCAAGAAACAGTAATTGAAGAATTTTATGGAAATGCATTCAAGCATTTAAGCAAGAAAGACCAAGCCAGCTTTGGGGAATATTATAAACAGTCCGGAGATACTCGTTCTAAGCAGGAGTTTTTTGAACAAGAGGGGCTTAATTATTATTACGAAGAAAAGCTATACGCCAACACCCCGCTGGGGAATGTTTTTCAAAAACTTAAAAGTTTCTTTAAGGAAAATGTTCTTAAGAATGCAAGCCTTGATGACAAGACTAGACGAATGTGGGAACAGTCCGCTGAAACTAAATTTGGGTCCAGAAGTGCGAATGAAAAGCGTGGTGATAGCTATTCTATAAAAGAAACTAAAGATGTTCCTAATAAAATTAACAAACCTCTCCATAAAGAATTAAAGCAATATGCTGACGGTAAAAAACTTATTTATAAGGATACTAAATATCCAAAAATAGATGAAACTAGAGCTATGGCTATTGCTGATGACTATGAGGCAATGGAAAATAATATAGATGCACCGGGAGTCCGAGAGGCCTATGGAGCTATGGCTGTTGAGGTCAAGGAACAGTGGGAATTATTGACATCACTGGGTTATAAAATGGAGCCGTGGCTTGAGGATAGTCAGCCATATAAGTCATCTACGGATATGGTGAATGATGTTCTGGAGAATAAGCACCTGTATTTCTTCCCAACGGAGGATGGTTTCGGTGAGGGAGAGGATACATCAGGACACCCCTTACTAGAAAACTCAGGGGTAGCTATTGAGGGGAAGGAACTCGTTTATAACGACCTATTTAGGGCCGTGCATGATATAATAGGGCACTCAAGAGGAAACCAATTTGGACCACGAGGAGAGGAAACTGCATGGAGAGAGCACCTGCAATTATTTTCTGATACTGCAAAGAAGGCTGTAACAACAGAAACCCGTGGACAGAACTCATGGGTTAACTTCGGTGCACATTTAAGAAACAAGGACGGCAAATTATTAACCACAAAAGATAAGGGGTTTCTTTCCCCAGAGTCTCGTCCATATGCAGAACAAAAGATTGGAATACTATCCGATGAGTCTCAGGCTCCCTACGATGAGTCATTTTCAATTAAGGAAATTCAAGCCGAAAACCTTAAGGTGGATGAGATAGCTAAAAAGTATGCATCCAAGGAACCTATTACTAAGGGAATGGGAAGAGCTGGAGTTGCTACCGACAGGGGCCTAAGTGAGGTCCTTAAGGTACTAACCGATGATGGCTTCGATATAAATGGAGCTCTTGAATGGTACAATGAGGCTGTATCCGAGGCGAAGGGAATTGGCTCTATTGAGGTCCCCTTAATTAAGTCTCATAAAAATGGAGATGCCCTGTGGGATATCTTTATGGGGATGACAAGCCTAGGTACTAAGATACCTCCAAATTATGATAGTGGTATTAGTATTCTAAAAACCTATCTTGAAACCGGTAAAATAAATTATGTTCAGAATGATAAGGGTAGTACCCTAATTGAATATGAAAATTCCGAGGGTATTCCTAAGAAAATAAGGATGCCTATAATAGCGGATATGTTCAAGAAATTCGAGGGACTTGTATCTGAGTTCGGTGAGGATGGGGCCATTGAATGGCTTATGACTCCTCATAGTGGTGTGGAAATTGCGGAGCTTAATGCTAAGTTAGCAGGGAAGAAGCCCGGGACCAAGAAGAAGCCATCTGGCATTACACTTGATGGTGAATACTATGGGGCCCGAATATTAGGGCCTAAAATAGGTCGCTATATTATGAACCTTCATGGTGTCCACGAGGAAGCCACCTACGATATATGGTGGACCAGAACATGGAATAGATGGATGGGTACCCCATTTACAGAGAAGGGTGACCTAAAGAATGCACCATCTTGGGGAACAGAGTCTCAGGCTATGGATGAGGCTATGGAAAATATTAAGAGTAAGCTTAATGAACTCACCGACAGAGAATGGAATGTCGCTGAGATTCAGGCGGTTCTATGGTACCACGAGAAACAACTATATGTTAGACATGGCCAAAAAGATGATGGTTTAAACTATGGGAATGTCGCTAAATTAAGGGCAGAAAAGAAAGGTTATTATGAAGAATATGCCACACCCGTCAGTGATAAAAGCACTGGACAAATTGAAGAAGGACGGAGCTCTGGACAGCAAGAAGCTGATGCCAATACTGAAGGCCGAACTAAAGAAACTCGAGAAGAAACTAAAGAAAAAAGTGGTCCGCTAAAAGGGGAGTCCTTTAGCCTTAAAAAGAAAACCTTAAAGTTTACACACTTCTCAGCTAAGAGTGACCTAAATGAACTCGACCCTACATACTTTGGTACAGGTAAGGCTAACCGTGATGAAAAGAACGAAGGTCAACTGGACCGTGTATATGTATACCCTGAGGGAGCTAAGGCAGAGAGTATATTTAGAGATAGAGCTAAATACAACGAGTACACTGGTGAAACTACAGGAAGTTTCTACAACGTAGACACAGACACCGAAGGATACCTCAAGCAAGCAGAGATAACCTATGACTCCGGCTATAAGAAAACCTCCCAAAGAAAGCTAGACAAAATTCTAAAAAAAGCCGGATACGATGGCTTCCATGGAGAGAAGTCCCTAGGAACGGATGCCTATACCCTATTTAAAAAAGTAAAGGTTAAACCCAAGAGTGAGGAAAACTTCTCATTAAAGGAAACAGTCCCCCTATGGGAGAGCAAGATACTCAAGGCCGTAAATAAACTCGGCTCGGATAAATTCGGAAAAAAATATGATATAAAAACCATACCCGTTAGAAGTGTAAAGAATTTCCTTCGCAACCAAGGTGTAAGTGAAGAGGAAATGAAGTGGGCTGGTATAGAGGTAATAGAGGCCATGCCATTCGGTGAGAAGAGTATTAGCGTTAGGGTCTTACAGAATCACATAAAGAACAACAACCTCCAAATGACCGAGACTGTTCGTGGTTATGACCCACAGAAGTCTGCGGATATAAAGGCAACCGCAACCGCCCTAAATAATTATATAGATGAAATGCAGGAGCAGGGGCTAAGTATAGGTGGCTTAGAAAATAGGGGAGATGTTAAACTTCAACAATTAGAAGAGGCTAGAGTTTTGGCTAGAGAAGCCGTTCAGAAAACAAAACATGATGCCTACAAGGTCCCCTCAAGAAGCCAAGAATTTGACACTGCCCCCAGAGAATATAAGGAAATGGAAATTACCATTCCCGATGATGCCACTACCGGTATATTCAAGGTAGAACATCACTTCCCAGATAATAATATTATCGCCTTTGTCCGCTTCGATACCCGTATGAAGGATGGAAAGAAGGTCCTATTTATTGAGGAGATTCAATCCGACTGGCACCACAAGGGTTCCGCTGAGGGATACCAAGGATATCTTAAAACATTAACCGAAATTCCTGATGACTATAGGGTAGTTAAGGTGGATGATATAGATGGTGCAAGACATAGAGATGTGTCTGATGATAAGTTTGATGACAGATATGAGGATACTCGATTTGATGTGGCGGATGGCCATGGTGGATATATCCTAGAGTATAAGAGTGAAGAGACTGGTTCTAGGTCAGCAACCCTGTCTGGCCTAGAAACTGATGAATGGGTTACGGTCAGAACCCTAAGTGAAAGGGCTATGCGTGAGGATACTATGGAGAGAGCTGAGAAGTTTTTCCTTAGAACAATGAATGACAAAAACCTAAACCTCGAAAGACGTAAGGTTCCAGATGCTCCATTCAAGGAGAGCTGGATGAGACTCGCTCAAAAGAGAATGCTCAGATATGCCGTTGATAATAAGTTCGACTCTATCGAGTGGGCAACAGGAGTAGAGTCCGCTGACATGTATGATATAAGGAAAGAATTTGACTCATTGACGTATGAGAAATTTCCAAATGGGAGTATACTTATCCACGTTTACAAGGATGGGAGCGGTTCTTCAATCACAGACCTTGATACTACCAAGGATAAGCTACCCGGTTATTTTGGTAAAGACATTACAAACCAAATAATTCGAGGCGAAGGTGAAGCAATAGGCGGTAATGCCACTAGACTCGAAGCAAAGGATATGGTTATGGGCGGTGAGTTCCACAAGGAGTTCTACGATGTCCGAGTACCACAAGCATTTAAGAAGGTAATTAAACCATTCGGTGGCAAGGTTGTTAGTGGCGAGCATAGGAACTCCATTGAACTAACCAGTGAAATGAATGAAGCCTTCGCTAGACCTCAGGAGAGCTTCTCACTGGTTGAGTACGGGTCCAAGCCTAAGCGTCCACCAATTAGAATTAAGCCTCTAAGCAGAAGGAAGTCTTCTTTCTATAGGAGAGCTATTATCCCTATATCAACCAGACTTGGTAGGGTTCATCCAAAACTTAAATTCATGCTAAGAAAATTCGAGAAGGGGTTCCTACAGCAAATTCAGAAGGACTTAGAATCAGCAAAGGGTTTTATTGTTGGTGTTGATAAGTTAAAAGGTCAAGACCTCCATGATATGAACCTTGCACTGGCCAATGGTGACTTCGGTAAGGTAAATGAAATAGCGGAGCGTAACGGATTTAAGGACGGAGTTTCCTCAATGCAGGATGTTCTATATGACATTTATACCAGAGCTGAGGCAGGTGGGATAGATGTTGGTTTTATAGGTAACTACTTTCCTAGGCAGGTTAAGGACTTGTCTAGACTGTATGAATCGCTGGGAGTTGAGCAACAGGGAGCTATAGAAAAGGCCTACAGTGCCTACGCTAAAAAAACTGGGGTCAGAGTTGAAGACCTCTCATCTGAAGAAAAAACTATTCTCGTTAATAAGGTTCTTAATACTAATGCAACTGCAATAAAAACAAAGCCAAATAATATAAAGGCTCGTACTATAGATGCATTAACCCACTCCAATCTCGAGAATTATCACGACCCAGTATCCGCTCTTATTAACTACATTGAGAGTATGAATGAGTCTATAGGGATGAAGGGTTTATTTGGGACTGATGATAAACTTGGAATTAAAGGTGCGTTTATAGATTCAGAAAAAAGAAATGAAGATATAGTGACAAGATATGTTGCGGGTCTGGTTGAGCAGTACAAACTAACACCTGAACAGCAGGAAGAGGTTATTGACGCATTGCGTGCAAGGTTTATCAGAGGGGCTAATCTTAAGGGTATAAAAACCGTTAAGGATGTCACCTATATGATGACCCTAGCCTCCCCAACATCCACCGTAACTCAGTTAGGGGATACCTTCTTTTCATTGGGAATGGCTGGTATAATTCCCACAACAAAAGCAATGCTGAATGTTTTATCAGGAAAAGCCTCCACCAGCAGAAAGTCTCTTGGGTTAAATACCATTGCACAGGAATTTAAAACAACTGGCGGAACAGCCAAGGCCCTTAATACCCTTTTCAAATTAACTGGGTTCTCTCAGGCTGATGGTTTCTTTAAGGATGTTATTCTAGAGGCTGAATTAATTAGAATGAAAACACTTCTAACCTCATCCGGAAAACTAGATATAGCAGGAAGAACACATGAGCTTGATACCTTTCTAGATACTATATTTGGGGATGAAGCCTCCAGTGTCCGAGAGGATATTGTTGAGGGTAGAATGTCTGAAAATGTTGAGATGTTGTTATTCAGTACATTATCTGACTATCATCCGGTAACTCTATCTGAAATGCCTGAGGCATACCTGACAAATAAGGGGGGGTACAACCGGTTATTTTATCAACTTAAAACATTTACAATGAAACAGCTTGATACCTTTAGAACTAAAGGGTTTGATAAGATGACCAGCGGTGACCCAGATGAAGCTATGAGAGGGATGTTAAATTTATTAAAAATGTCATTCTGGTTTGTAATGAGTGGATACTCATCCTCATGGATAAAGGATTGGATGATGGGAAGAGAGCATCACGCTGACGATACAATGGTTGACCAATTTTGGAAACTAGGTGGAGCTTCAAGGTATTTAGCTTACCAGTACAGACGATACGGACCAAAAACAACCGCTATTGAATTTTTCTTACCACCACAGGCTGGTATTACAGATAAGCTATTTAGAGACTATCAGGACTTTACTAAGGAAGAAGGGAAAAAGGGTAAGCGTTCTGCAAGTGAATTGAGAACCGTTGCTAATATTCCATTGTTTGGTAAATTTTATTACTGGCACGCTGGAGGTGGAGCAGGTGACTTTAAAATTAACCGTGAGCTTCGATACTATAGTGGGAAAGCAAAGGAGCGTCCACTTACAGCTAAGGAGCAGACTAAATATATGAATTATATAACAGAGGCCTACATTAAAGGCTTAATAAAAGGACCTGCAAGAAAAGAGCATTTCCTTAAGAAAATAGGGGTTCGTATTGAAAAAGACAATTAAGCAACTTATAAAAGATGTACTAGAAATATTAGATGCTGGTGGTATAAAGTATAGTGATGATGCAGTGGAGTTAGTGTATGAAACCGGCAATGCTGAAACAAATTACAGGCATCTAGAGCAAATAGGTGGCGGTCCCGGCATATCATTCTGGCAGATAGAGATTGCAACTCTGAATGACAACTGGGATAACTACATTGTCTTTAGAAAGAAACTCATAGAGGTGCTATATAAGCTAGGATATTTAGAGAAGGACCCTATATTCAGTGCCCTTACAAATATTGCGGTGGCTATTGCTATGTGCCGTATATACTACTGGAGACAACCCGGTTCAATACCTAAGACCATGTCAGGCAGAGCTGAATACTGGAAGAAACGCTATAATACAGAGCAGGGAGCTGGTACAGTAAAGCACTACATGGAAGCTAACGAGTAGTGGACCTAGCAATAATTGACCAGTACGGGCTACCAATAGCTATGCTGGTGGGTTTTGGTTGGTACATTATCCAGAGAACAAAGTTTCTTGAAGAGACACTAACCAGAGAAATGAACGAGGACTTTGGTCGATTGGAAGCAATAATAGTATCATTAATTTCCCAGATAAAATTAGCACAGCTAAAGGTTGAGGAAGTTAAGGGATACATCGAGGGTTTAAATGATATCCTTGCAAAAATAGAGTCAAAAAAGGAAAAATGATGGACACATTAAAAACCCTATCTATTGGAGTAGGTGGAGTATCGGTAACGTGGATGGAGTGGATACCATGGGGACTTAGAGTTGCCCTTGGTGTGGCCTCCTTAGTTTATATGCTCTATAAGGCCATTAATGAGAAGAGAAAATTTGAGGGGTTAAAGTAGGTGCTCCCACCATTTGTAATTAAGATGATAGTCAGTAAGGTTATGGGTGTACTGGTGGACCAATTAAAGCTGGACCGTATAAGCGACTATGTATTCAAGGATAATAATTTGGACAAGCAGATAAAGGTCCTCCGGGATGAGCTTGACCGAGTAAAGGTAAAGTTAATTAATATAGAAAAGGACTTAAAATGA